TGTATAAACCTCATAAAAAAAAAATCATTAAATCAGGATGGAAAGGAAAATTTGGAATATTGGGGAGTGTATATAAAATAAGTGATGATTGGAGAATATTGATAAATTATGATTTAGAAAAACAATTTAAAGCAAGAAAATGTACAATAAATGAGTTTAGATGGTCTTATAATAAAGAGCTTAAGTATGAAGAAAAATATAATACAGATAAATGGGATGATAATTCAAGATTATTATCATTTCACAATAAGAAAATAAATATTGGTAAAATCTTTCATGAAGTTTCGAAGAAGTGTTATATTGAAAATGAAAATATTGATGATTATGACATTAACATGAAATATGATGGTAAATATATTATAGATGATTTGGTGATTGTATATAGTCGAGAATGTAAATTTTTTATAGATGGTCTTGAGTTTAAAGATATACTTGATAGTAGCAAATATGATAGAAATGATACATTTATAGTAAATATATGTGAATATTTCTCAAAAATATGGGTAGAAGCTAAAAATAGTGTTCAGTGGAAAGGTATTCAAAACATATCAAATTCATATAATTGTATTGATGCAACATGTGTATTTGAAACATTTCATCAAGGCATTGTAAATGATTTGTATAATTACAATTTTGAAAATCTAAAATCAATACAAGAAATATTTACTCACCCGCATATTTCAAATATAGATGGACAAAGAGTTAGGAAATATTATGAAATTGTTAAAAAATATTATATGAATAATAAGACATTGCCCACTTGGAAAACATTTGTGTGTATAGATGACATAATTCCAATACAAGATACTTTACATACTAATGTTTTTATTATCAAAGCAAATATAAATGGTTCAATTATACATTTTGATAAGTTCAAATCCATAATTAAAGATGAATATTATGACGAAAGTCATATATGTGTCTTGATGAAGGAAGATATTGAAGATGATACTATGTAAAAAAATACATATATTTGTGTAATTATTTTTGTAAAAGTATATAAGAATAACATAATATATACTATACAGAACTATTACATATGAAGAAACCACCTGATAAATATAAGTGTATCAAAGTTCCATTACATTCTATCTTACATAAAGATGATGGTAACAGTATCAATATCTTCAATAGAATACAAGATGCTGTTTATAGAGCAAATTATATTACAACAAAAACAAATGTTTTGTTAAGGTTATGGTGTTTAGAAAAGTATCATAATGGTATTGAAATACCTACAATTGATGTAAATACAATCAGTATGTGTATGAAATCTTTACTTTTACCATCAAAAGGACCTAAACCAAAGAATAATAATTTATTATTGTTTAATGAATTCAAAGCATTACATACATTTACATTAGAAAATGGTAAAAATCTTTCTTCTATACTAAACTATTATGCTACTACAATACTTACATCAATTGAGAATAATATTAAACTACATTTCTTTGATTATGTAAATAGATTTATAAACTCTTATTTTAAACACCAATATCAAGATAAATTGAATGACAAAGAGTTTAAGAAGCAGTTATTTAAAGAGTTATATTCTGTTAAGTCAGACATTCTAAATGGATCATTAAAAAGTGAAAAAAAATATCATAAATGGATAAATGAAAATCGTTATAAAATTATTCCTCAATCATTTGATAAATCATATCATTATGATGTAAAATTTCATCTCAAAATTATTTGAAACATATGATTTTTATGAATATTGAATTAGAAAAAATAAATGGTAAGATGTATCAATTCTTTCCCTTACAAACTTCTATTATTCCTAATCATATTCAGATTGATACAACAGCAATAATAGACCTTCTGATAGACAAAGATAAGAAGAAGTATTTTGATAATGTAATTTTATACAAAGAGATATTATGGGGAACATACTTCAAAATTACTCCTAAAATAAAAGAGTATCAGTTTGACCATACTATTATTACAGATGGATATGCTGTTGCTTTAAGATTTATTTATAATAATTATATTGAAGGTGAATTATTGAAGAAAGAAAAGATGAAACAAGCAAGAAAAGATAAAAAAGAAAAACTTCCTACTACCAAGCAAAATAAACAAGATAAAAAGGAAGTAGAAGCAAAAGAAGAAATCAAAGATGATGATTTTCCTTACATAGATGAAATTGATAAAACAGAATTAGAAGGAAAACATATTTTCATAGATCCTGGAAAGCGAACATTATTTACTATGATGGATGATGAAGGTAAGTTTTTTTCATATACAAATAAACAAAGAGTATCTGAAACTAAAAGATTAAAATATCAAACTAAACTCAAAACACATAAAGACCATTTAGGTATTACAGAAAAAGAAAATGAACTATCTTCATATAACTCTAAAACTTGTGATTTGAATAATTACAAAGCATTTATTGATAAAAAGATTAGAATAAATGAAGAACTTTATAAGTTGTATCAAGATAAGAAGTTTAGACAATACAAATGGTATGCTTTTATCAATAAGAAAAGAACAGAAGACAATATGCTAAATAAAATTGAAAAGACTTATTCCAAAGATAGTATCATCATAATAGGTGATTGGTGTATTGAGAAGCAAATGCAGAATTTTATATCAACACCAAACATAGGATTAAAAAGGAAACTAAAAGAAAGGTTCCAAGTCTATAATATAGATGAATATAGGACTTCTTGTCTCAATTATAAGACTGAAGAACCTTGTAATAATATTTACTTACCAGACAAGAATAACAAATCAAGAAAGATACATTCTATCCTAACATATAAAATGGAAAACAACAGGTTAGGATGTATCAATCGTGATAAGAATGGTTGTAAGAATATTCAGAAGATATTTGAATACTATATGAAAAATAATGAAAGACCTGAAAATTATAGAAGAGGTCATACAATACAAAAACTACAAACCGCTTCCGATCTGTCAAATTGTAGTTAGCAACTTTAATGTTGTCATTTACACTAATTTGAGAAACTTGACTTAATTATTTTACATAGTTTTGTCTCATTTTTCTTTTCGGTTGGTGTAATTCTATAAATAAAATTATTTTAAATAATACAAATAAAATGATAGGTGCTATTATAATCTTTATGTTAATACTTTTTATTTTATTTGCAACAATTGGTGCTTTAATATATTCATTAATATGTTTTGGTTATGATGGAACACCAATTGATAAAATAATAGGTTTAGTAATTGCATATTTATTAGGACCATTTTATTGGATTTATTATTATTGGCATCCAACATATTGTAAAAATAATATTAACAATATGAAAGAATAATATCAATATCTAAGGGTTTTTTATAAAATAACCAAAAGTTATATTTATTACATTTTTCATATACTTTATTATTAACTATAGCCACATTATTTTTAATATGAATTTCATATTTATCAAAAATATCTTGTAATAATTTTAACTCTTTTTTATCTTTAGGTAATTTTTCATATATATCTAATATTTCAGTTTTAAATAAATCTATACTAAAATGAGGTGCTTTTGGATAATTTGATATTTTAACAAATGATTTATATTTATTAGTATAATAATGAACAAATTGTTCAACATTTTTTATAAAAAAATCGGAATATTTAGCTTGAGTTATATAAATTTCTGATATAGTATTTTGTTTATTAAGATTTTCAAAATCTTCAAAAATATCTTTATAATTTGAATCCCACATAACAGAAATAAATATATTTAAATTAATTTTATCTATTGTAAAAAGTTTATCTAAAACACGCAAACGATGATTACCATCATAACATACCATTTTTTCTTCTTTATCGAAAGCTAAATGTAAAAAAAAATGCAAATGTTTTTTTTCAATATATGTTTGATACATTTCATTTACTTTTTGTTCATCTTGAATTCTATTTTTTGACCAATTTTTAACATAATATGATATAATATCAAATGGTAATAAATAATAATAATATTTATTATTTTCAATATAAATTAAATATTTTTTAATATCACTTTGTTTCATTATATTATTATATATAATATTAAATGTCTATATATAATATCATATATAATATTAAATGTCAGTATATGATTCTATTAATTTAGAATATATTCCTATTAATGATTTTATAAATAATGATAATGATAATATTGTTATAATACACAAAGATCAAGCATATGGTATTAATAAATCAATGATAACTTCTTCAAATGAAATGAAAAAATGTATTATTGTTAATAATCAATTACTTAAAAAACAAACATATAATGAAAAATCAACATATTTTAATATAGGATTTTTTATTAATAAGAAGATAATAATAGATTCGCAAATTTTAAATAAATTATTAAAAAAAACAAATATATTAAAGTTATCGGATAATAGTGATTCTAAGAGTCTATATATTAATAAAGATTTTTTGGAATTATCAACAATAAATTTAAATAAAGGATTTTATACTAAGGATACGCCAACTAAAAATAATAAAAAAAATCTACCATATTCAGATGATGTATATTTTGATTTATTGATATCAAATGTATTAAAAGTATATAGTGGTAGTTTATATTTTCATATAAACTCAGTTTTATTGAAACCAGAATATTTAAATAATACAGATCTTGTAGATTCATACATTAGGAATCTTATTCATAAATATTACAATGTTCGTTTAAAGACGAATATTGAAGTTAGAGAATTAATAAACAAAGAGATTGAAAAAATAGATAAAGCTTTTGTAGAAGCGGCACCCAGATATGAAAAAATAAATAAAAATAAAGTTTTTTATCGTGGAATGAAAACCAAATATATTAATACTATTGGAAATGAATTATATAATATAGGTGAAAAAACATTAGTTCATAATTTTACATCAATTACATTATCAAAAGCAATAGCAAAACGTTTTGCAGGAGCAAATGGTTATATTTATAAGATTTATTTAGATGAAGGATTGCCTTATATAAATATGATTTCAAATACTTTATATAAAGTTGAAAAAGAAATATTGTTACCACGAAATATAATATTAGAATTAATATCTAAAGATAATAATGAATATACTTTAATTGCAAAAAAATATAATGAAGAACAATTTAAAATAAAAACTGGTTGTATATCATTTGATTTATATAATATATTTAGTTCTTCAATGAAATTTACAAAAGAACCAAAATTTGTTTTTATGGATTTTGGTAAAAAACTATATAAAACTAATACTACTGATATAAAGGGATATATTAAAGATTTGGAAAATAATTATAAATTAAAAAAAACAACTGATAAACATTTTATATTATTAATAGGAAAACCTGGTGCAGGTAAATCTTATTTTATTAAGAATAATTTAGAAAAAGAATTTGGTATATCTGTAGATAATTTTATTAATTTAAATCCAGATGATTTACGATATTATAATAAACACTTTGTAAAAGAAATAGCAGGTAAAGGAAAAATAGGCGAAGATTATATAGTAAATGGTAAGACACTTCAATGTTATGTAAATGATGATGGAAATATAGAAGCAAATATGTATGCAACAATTAATACTTTACATCATATACAGAATTCGATGCAATTATCAATACTTCCGTATTTTTTTAAAACAAATAAAAATATAATATATGATTCAAGTTGTGCAGATCATATATATTGCACTAATTTAATAAAATCAGCATTAATAAATGGTTTTAAACCATCTATCATTTGTGTAGATGTTCCTGATAATATAGCTTTTAGTAGAGCAAAAGAACGACAAAAGAATGATGGACGTTTTATGTCAGATGACTATTTAAATAGTGTATATAGTAAATTTGATATTAAAAAAATAGAATCTAATATAATTAATTCTATAAAAAAAGAAAATATTTATAAAATTGTTCATAATAATACAAAAACTATACCAAAACAAGATATTGTTATACCTAAATTAAAACGTTGTCCAAATGGAACGAGAAAAAATCCAATTACAAAAGAATGTATTCCTAAAAAAGATTTAAAAAACAAAGTTAAATTACCACGTTGTCCAAATGGAATGAGAAGAAATCCAAAGACTCAATTATGTGATCCTAAAGATTAGATCATACCACATACTTTAGGTGTATTATATTTAAAATTATTATCATATTTACTATTATATTGTGAAACTTGATTTGCTTTAGAAAAATCAGTAGGATTGCAATTATTAAAATTATTTTTATCAGATATTTTTTTATTTTTTGTATTGATATTAAATTCTTCACCAACACAAAATTGTTTATATTTAGTATCCCACCAATCAAAATTATAATTTGATCTTCTATTATCACAATGTTTCGGATTTATCATTTCTCCAATAATAAAATATCCATCTTTATCACCTTTACCACAATTTTTAGAAATCATACGATTTAAAAATATATTATGATTTTGATCCGCTTGTTTTTTAGCAAGTTTTACCATATTATTACAAGAAATATCAGAAGCAGTTTTATAATGTGTAGGTTCCATTTATTTCATTGTATATAAATTAAATGGATCCTAAAAAAAAAGTAGTTGTTAAGAAACCAGTTGT